TGGCGTCCTTTTCTCTTACCTTATACGGAAATGGTTCTTCAGCATACACCTCTGCTGTTGCCTTTCCTGTGTAGTAGTTGTAGCGTTCCAAACGCACTCTATTGTAAGTTTCTCTTGCCTTTTCACGGAGAAGAGTGATGGTATTGTACAGAGTATAATACTTAGAATGCAACTGGGGTATTTTTAGTGATTCATCGTGTAAGTTATCGGGATCTATAACAGAATCTCTCTGCCACATTTCCTGGATTTCATCAAGATTCATAGGGGATTGTTGTTTTTATCTAGGATATTATAGACAGTATACTTGAAACTTGCCTCTGCTGTAAAGAAATTGTAGTCGGTATCTCCAGCCTCAAATTCTAATGATGACAATGCATATGGAAACAAATCCTTAAACTTAATTAGTGCAACATCACGATAGTTACTATTCAAGATTCTTAGAGTTCCATCACTAAATGCTTTTTTAGGATCTTGTCCGTCTGGTGTTGCCACAAGATTTCTATACTGTTCAGTTGTCTCCGGATATCCTAATCCAGTAATCCAATTATGAATAGCAACATAGTTTTCCATATCCTCATCAACAAGAAATTTTAAAGTCAAATCACCATAAACGATCTTATCTCCAGGAACATCCAAATCTTTCAAATACGTTGGTTGATTCGCAATTCCTAAAGTAATTTCTGGAATTCTAGCAGAATTACAAAAGAAAACTACCTTTGGTTCTTTAGCTAAGGTAAATTTAAATCCTATTGGTGATAAGTAATTTCTATTTTGAATTTGCTTATCAAAAACTGAAGTCATGGCATTTTATTTTTATTTAGATAAAAAAAAGGGGTCCGAAGACCCCTTAGTGAAATATGTGAATTTAACTCACATAAGGTTAGCAACTTGTACTCTTCTGTAGTAACGGTTGCTGTTAACCTTGAGGCGTCCGAGACCCTGGTTGGTGGCATCGCCTTCTGCGAATGGGTTTGCAACCAAACCATAACGAGTCTTAAACCCGATTTTTGGCTGGAAGCTATTCTCACCAACCGCACGAACCATCTGAAGAGGAACGTATGGGCAGTAGAATAGACCTGCATCATAAGGAGAAGAACCCTTATAACCAACAACGTAGTACTGACCGCCACCAGCTCCGGGGTTAGAACCACCCGAATATGGGTCGATGTATACGCGGTACTTACCTTGAAGAATACCAGCAAAAGTATTGCCGCTATCATCAACCTGAAGGTTTGCGTTGAGTGCAGGGGTGTAATCAAGAACGCCTGCCATGGTGAGTGCCGAAGCAACGTCAGCCGAGCAGAGGATCATGTTGCCCTTTCCTCTACGAGTTTCAGTTGCGATTGCGTTTGCATCGCGCTCGATTTGGAAGATAAGTCCTTTGAACTTCTCAACCGACCAACGACCGTTGGAGTCAACGTCGAGGTCAAACTTACCAGCAGTTGCAACGTTGTGCTGCGCACCTGACTTAGCAGTCTTGTAGATGGTTCTGATAACTTCGCGGTTGATTTCAGCAAGAATCTCGGTTGAGAGAATGTTTGCTAATTCCGCTTCAGCATTCAGACCGTGGATTGCCTTGAGGTCTTGTGCGAGCTCTAGTGAGTACTCAGCCTTGAGTGCTCTTGACTTTGCGGTAACAGTGACTTTCTCGATTGAGAATGCCATTTGGTTGAACTGATCTCCACCAGTTGCACCAAGTGCTTCCGAGTCATCAGTTCTCATACCTTGCCCAGTAGTATATGCTGCCTGGGTGGTGTTTGAATCTGGGCTTAGGAGACCTGGATTTGTACCTGCCTGACGTGCAGTGGTTCCAAGACCAACTGAAGCACCATCAGAACCATCAACATAAAGACCGGATTCGTTATCAAATCCACTGTCTTGACCGGACCATGAAGAATCAACTTCATTGAAGAACGCTTCAGTTCCTGACTGTGAACCGTAACGTGAACGCATTGCGAAGATCAGTCCAGTAGGACCATTCATTGGCTGAACGCCAGCGAGATCATAAGCAACTAGGTTAGGCATTGAACGTCTAATCAATGAGATTAGAACGGGATCAAAACCGGCAACAGGACCAGCGCCATTAGCGCCACCTGAGAAACCAGCACCGTAACCACCGGCACCAGTTTGGGTATTCATATTTGGAGTTTCATAGAGGAACTCACGCTCTTCACGTAGTTCTCTCTCTTGGTTCTCTAGCAGGATAGCGGTTACCGATCTACGATGTGAATCTCTGATTGGATCGAGACCTTGATAGTCAAGGATTGGTGCCCACTTCTCCTGCAATTGTTCTGCATTGAACATTTGCATTTGTTTTACCTCGTTAAAAAGTTAGTTTGATTCTTTATACTCTAAAAATCACTTATTAGAAAATTTACTGAGCAATGAAAGATAGCTCTCCATTCTTCCACTCACTTGTGGAGCCTCGGAGTAGTTTGCCTCTTCTGATAAATTCTCAGTAACATCTCTTTGAGCACTAGGTGCTTTAGTTGGGAAATAAGATTCCCTTAAAGTTACTAGTTTCTCACGATAGTTGTCTTCACTATCAAACTCAACATTTTCAGCAAGAGAAGCGAGTTTGTCCTTCTGAGAAAGTGCAAGACCCTCAGCGACGGTTGCAAAAATTACATCAGAAACTGACTCTGCTAATCTTCTATTAAGAGCAACATTCTTTTCGATTTGCTCGTTGAGTTTTCCTTCCATTTCATCAAGTTTATCTACCATACTCTCAATTACATCATATCTATCTTCAGGGATTGTTACATAATGATCTTCAAAAAGACTCTTCATTCCTTGGAGGAATGATTCGGTCATTTCAGTCTTAAGACCGTGCTCGATAGCAATTGCATTTTCTGAAATCCATTCATCAGCAACATACTCAAGGTATGCATCAACTCTATCAACTAGAGATTCTTTAATTGCTTCGATTTCTTCTACAAGTGCTTGCTCGTATGAAGATTGGAGAGATTCTTTGATCTCTGCAACCTTTGCATTAATTGCTGTTTCAAAAATTACACGGGCTTTTTCTTGGAACTCTTCTGAGAGTTCTTCACCTTCTAGAAGAGCATTGACATCTTCTTCGATGTCATACTCTTCTTTCTTCATTTCGCCTTCTTCATCTTCATCTTTTTCATGACCTTTACCTTCCTTCTTTTCACCCTTTTCCTTTTTACCTTCTTTATGAGGAACTTCGACAGGCTCTTCGCCATCCTTTTCCTCTTTACCATACTCTCCTTCGGAAAGGAGATCTTCGTCATCCAGTTCTTCCTCTTCCTTTACAGGTGAAGCCATAGACTTCATAGGTTCGGCTGGTTTTGCGCCCTTGGTAACAACATCTTTAACTTGAGAAAGAGTTGCTCCAGGTTCCTTAAGTTTTGCAGGACCCTCGGGATCATTTGTATAATTTTCGGGAGTTGGACCACCTAAATCTTCCCAATTACCAGTTTGACCAGCAGGAATACCCGTGGTTAATTTTGGCATTGGTTCTGCAGCGGCGGCTCCTTTGGTTACTACGTTTTCCATTTCTTGTAAATTGCTACCAACGGACATTTGTTTTAGATCTGTGTTATAATCTATATTTATTTATAAATTAAAGATTTGCTAAGAAATCTTGAAATAATTGAATCTTATGTTCTTGTAAAGTACTTTCATCTACAAGAGTATTAATTCTGCGTTTTGTTTGCTCTGCGAGTCTTTCACGAAGAATTCCTCCTTCCCAAACCCACTCCTTACCTTCCATAATTCCCTGAACAAAAGCATCAGGTGCAGAAGGATCAGCAACAATGTCAGCAGCAGTTGCCAACATAAAGTCTTCACCAACAACTTTATGACCCTCATTGGTCATCTTAAGTGATCCAACACCACGGGAAGAAACGCCAAGGCAAACACCTTCACCGATAAGAGATTTTGCAATCTTACCCATTGGGGTTTCAAGAAGTTGTGCTTTACCTCTAAAGTTTGTTCCATTTTGTTCTAATGAAACAATTTTATGAGAAACACGGTCAAGATTGACGGTAGGACCATCTGGGTGACCAAGTTCTCCAAGAGCACGACCCTTTGCAACGAAAGCTTCGTTATATCTCTTTACCTCGCGGGTAAGAGTTTCCATAGGATACATTCTACCATTACGGTTGCAAATATCACCTTGAAGGAAAACTCCCTCAATATACATTTTCTTTTCGGAACCCTTACCTTCGGTGATAAACTTAACTTGTGATACTTCTTCTGTGATGAGTTTCATTTTAGTTTGTGAATGCTACTTTATTTGCTTTAATTGCTGCTGATGTCCAAATAACATCGGATCCAAGTTTTTGTACAAATTCAACAGATGCTGCTGGCATTGCAAAATAATTTGTTGATGCTGCACCAACTAGGGTACTTACTCCAACAGTAACCACACCAGATTGATTATTGTATAAACGAACACAAGTTGCGGAGTTAATGCTAGTAGCAGCTCCGGCATTAGTACCGGTATCTACTTGCGTTTCTATAATCTTTGTAACTGACATTATTCTTCCCCCACCTCCGAGGATTCTGAACCAACTTCACCGTCACCAAAAAGAGAAGATGCAACATGTGGTCTGGCAGAATCAACTTTTTCTGCAGCTTTAGAATATAGTGTATTTTTAATGGCATCCGAAATATCTGCCGCAGCAGCATCGGTGGCAATCAAATCGATAATTTCTTCCATAAAATTTTATATGTTTATATTTTATTTATATCTCTGCCTTCTTAAAGTCTTTCTCTGCTTTAACCTGTGTTGCCTGAGCATCTTGCTGCAAATCTGGTTCCTGTGGAATTTCTCCCATACCCATCATTTCTTCACCTTGACCACCTTCGGGTGGTAGAGGTTCTCCGGTTATTGGATCAACAGAACTTGGATCTGGAATTATACCATCTTTAATTTCTTTTTCAATTCTCTTATCAATTTCAACAATTTCTGAATCAGTTTGGCGAAGAACTTTTCTTCTGACATAATCTTGAGAAAAATACTTTCCAATATATGGTTCAATAGTTGATAGTAAAGTTAGTCTCTCAGTCATTAATTCAGATTCTTTAAGTTCTGCAAATTGATTATCATAAAGAAAATCGTATTGGATATGGTCACTAATTTTTTCCCAATCCTCTGCTGCAATAATATTTTTAAGAATTAATTGTGTTTTTAATAAATCCGTAAATAAATTACTGAATCTCTTTCTCAGTCTACCTACAAATTTGGCAAATTTTAATTCATCTCTTAAAATTTCTGATGATCTGCCCAAATTAAATCCACCATCACTGGCAATTCTTGATTCTGGTACTCCTAAAGATCTATATAATTTCTTTTGGAAATATTCAATATCAGAAAGTTCTCCCAGATTTTGACCACCAGGAAGAGTCGTGATTTCGGTTCCTCTGCCACCTTCTCTACGAGGTAACCAGAAATCTTCCATCATTGACATAAACTTACGATCATCACGAACTTCACCAGTATTGGCATCGTATGCAAGTTTATTTCTGTAACGAGACATAACCTCTTTGAGGTATTGTTCTGCCTTTACTTTTGGAAGATTCCCAACATCAATATAAAAAATTCTACGTTCTGGTGCTCTAGACAATCTGTAAATTACAAGAGAATCCTCAATCATTCTAAGTTGATTGAGTGATTTAATTGCCTTGTGTAGATACGATAGAACTGTACCCTTGTTACGATCAACTAGACCAGATGTGCAATATGCTACAGAATCTTTGGCAATTTTAATCGCTTTTTGATTACCTGACCCTGGACCAACTCCACTAAACGTCCCAACTGCAGTAGTTGGTTGGGGTGTGTACATAAAATATTCTTCTATCTCTGGATAGAACATTTTTTGAGATTCACTTAATTTTGGATTTTGTGATCTCAATAAATCTCTTCGATCTACCTTCTTCTCTTGCCTAACAAATCTCATTTTCATGGGATCGATATATCTTATATCTTGGATCCCATCATGAGGATTTTTAACATCTATAACTTTTAGATAATAAAGTCTACCATCAACATACCAATTTCTGAAAATTTCGTGGCACTTCTTATCGAAGTCCATCATTTCTTTGATTGATTTAAATTCTTCTCTAATTTTTTCTTTTAATTTATCACTTGCATTTAAATTACTGAGTTCAATTTCAACAGGGGAATCGTATAAATCACTTACAATAGCTTCATTCACAACGTCTTCAATGGCACCCTCGCATTCTGGGTGTAGTGACATTTCTCTGTAACGACGAATGAGATCAAACTCAGTTCTATATACGCCTTCAATATCTAAATATTGACCATAAAATCCACTGGCAATAAAATTATCAACCCCGTCCTCGTTATTTGGAGGGACGGGGGATACTAACTTTCTTTTTTCTTCACTATTATCATCAATTGAAAATCCAAAAAGTTTTGCCATATTATAAATTTAAATCTTGATATAGTATTATTTAGTTGATATTGTCGCCACCAGCATTTGCGCCGGTTCCCTTAACAGCTTCCCACCACTGAACCTGCATTTCTACGGTAAATTCCTGGATAGTATCGCTGCTTTCATAGGAAAGATCGATAGGAGAAACATTGGTTGGGAATAAGTCATAAAAATGATATGCCCTTAGTGTAGATCCATCACGATCTAATTGGTAAACAAAAGCATCTGCTTGATAAGATACTGGGTTAGTTAAACCAGTGTTATCAGATAGACGATTAATTTTATTCATCCAGGTTTCGAATGCCGAACGAATTACAAAATCAGTATCATTGATTACTGTAATTGTCCAACTATCAAAAGTTCTGTCTCCAGCAACTTTAATAGTTCTTCCTCTAAAGGGAACGTCAATTGGTGCAATATTTGAACCTGGGAGAGCAGCCGTCTTGATTAGAAATCTTGACTTATCTAGAACTGCAGCATCAACTGGAACTTCAGTTGGGAAAGAAAGAACAACTTCAAAGAGGTTAGGTCTAGCACCGCCTCCAGTTAACTTAGTTTTAAAATCCTGGATCTTTCTTAATGGGGGTGGATTTAATTGATTTCTGGTTGCCATAGTTTTAAACCTCTAGGTTAATTAAACGGTTCCGATAACTTCGTCAAACGAAACGCCAGTTCTAGTGGCGACAAATGTAAGACCAATAAAGTTAATCGATCTGGTTGGTTTAATATAGATATCAGCAATAAATTCATTATTATCAATAACAGATGCTGTGTTATTAGTTTCATCACAAATAACAACAAAATCAAAAATTCCTCTCTTAGATTGAATATCGCGGAGGAATGGTTCAACGATATTTACAAAGTTTGTTCTAGTAACTTCATCGTTAAATTCAAATAGTTGATCTTTAGCTGCATTAGAAATTGCTTCTTCCAGGTAGATGAAGAGTCTACGAACATTAATTCTATCAAATGCTGATGCTTTTTCTAATGCAGTTTTATCACCAAATAGTACAAACCCAGATCCTGGTGAGAAGATAATTGGATTAATTCTATTCGAATAAAGTCTATCTCTTTGTGATTTTGTTGGATTGTATGCAAGTTTAACCGCATTTAATATTACACCTCTAGATGTCCCTGCAGGAGAATACCAGGGGAATGAATTGATGTCAGTTCTCACACAAGTTCCGGCAATGTCACCATTAAGCGGAACATATCTAAATGTATCTGAAAATCTATCGTACATATACTTATATCCAGAATCAAATACTGCATATGAAGAAGACTCCAATGCTGAATAGAATCCAATAAGATTCTCTGTAATTTGTGCTGGAGAACTAATGACACTAGAACCAGTTCCAGAGTCAACAATCATTGAACCTCTATAAGGAGAAACAAATGCAATGCTATTCTTTCTAGAAGATGCCACTGCAATTAATTTCTTAGCTAAAGATTGTGCCTGCTCCTTTGGATATGAAACCGAACCCATTAGCAGAAAATCTACCTTAACATCTTCGGCACTTTCAAATATAGAATAACCTTCAGATAAATCCCCAATGTTTGAGGTTAAAGCTCCACTATCAGTAATAATTTCTCCACCATTATAATTTGCCCCAGACTGTAATACTAGATTTCTTGATCCTGCCGCTTGGAAAGTAGTGTTTTCTGCATTTTGATCCCATCCACCATCACCATCTAGGGTAAATGTTGATGGATTTGAATATCCAGTAGTTACAATTCCTGCTGGTGCCGAACCACCAAAAATATACTGGGAGTTGGATGCAAGATATCTTCTCCAATAGGAAGGACTTCCGAAAGAAAATTCAGCATTAGATGCCTTTGATAGTCCAAGATGCTTTTCTAGAATTGTTCCGGCATTGCCACTTATCGATCCGTTGTCATCGATAACAACTACGTGAATTTCATCAAATCTAGATCCTCTATCTAGACCAAAATTAGTAGTTGATGGTCTATCTGCGATGTTATCCCAATCTAAAGTAATCTTTGATTGTGGTAATGTAATGCTTTGCTGTTCAAACCAGTCTTCGCTACCAGTATAAACTGTGGTTCCAAATGCTGCCGACTGCCCACTGGTGTGGATTGAAACAAGTCCTGCGCCATCAAATGAGAATAAACCATTCTCTTGATATGCAACATTATTAACAGTTCCAGAAGCTGTAACGTGATGTAAGACTTTTACTTCAATTCTTGAGGTACTAACTCCGGTGACGATTCCCTCTAGATATCCGTCAACTATTGAGGTTGTTCCAATACCAGCAGAAGTTTTTCCTGCAACTGATTGTGTAATACCATATCCAACTTGGAATAGTGTATTTGCTATTCCGGTTAAAATTTGATCCGCCTTTGAATCAATAATGGCAACTACTAAATTATTTGCCCAGGATCCTGGGTTTTTAGCGCAAAAAGTTACCCCAGGAATAGTGTTTTCTACATAACCCTTATCACCGTAGTCTTCTACACTATTAATTACAATGCTAGTAGTTGTACCTACGGTTGCATTTTTTAAATTAACATCACCAGATCTAATAACTCTAAGAGAACCACCATATGATAAGAACGATGATGCTACGAACCAACTTTCATAGTGCTTGTCATTTGTATGTGGAACACCGAAAACTTGAACTAAATCCTTTTCATTTTCAATTAATGTTGGTACATTAATTGGTCCCTTTTCAAAGGGTGCAACTATCCCGGCAAATTTGTTGGTGGTTGATTCAATCCTACCGACTGTTAAATCAACCTCTCTTACTACAATTCCAGGAGATGCTAAATTTAGTGGCATCTTATTCTCCTCGTTAAATCCAGAATTCTTCTAAAAGTATTTATAAATTACTTTACTTTGTGTAGTTAAACTCTAGAGATAATCCCACATATAACTTTTATCACCATATTCATCAACATACCACCTATCACCGTCTTGGTCTATAAAGCTTGTTATATCGCTTACGCCATCAGAAATAAATCCAAATGGTGACATATCTTGATCTATTTGATTTTTTTGTTCTTCATATATTCTTTTCCTAACATCATTATCAGTCATCTCCTTAAAATAATCCTGAGCTACAATCCAGGAAAAGATAACCAAACACATTGCCAAGTCATCATTACATCCTTCCTCAGCTTCAAAGGAATTGTGTTTTTGTGCAAAAGTTGTTAATTCACTGATGATATCATAATCACATAATAATAACTTATCATCTTCTAGTAGTGTTTTTAAGTTGGAGCATCCTAGTTTTTTTACTGCGGCAGTCATTCGAACGCCTAATTGAGATTTTTTACCACTAAATCCAGAACCAACAATTTGACCCGCACGTCCTCTCATAGCGCACATCAAAATATTATCATATTCCAAATCAAAATGAAGAATACTTGCAACTTGATCTCCAATATCATTAACTTCAATTAGCATCCACGCATCATTATATCCTCTTCCAACTTCATAAATTATGCTTGGAAAAAGCATCGGTTTAATTTCATTATTTCTATATTTTGCGACAATTTTATATGGGAATTCTGTGATATCAAAAACGACAAAAGCAGAATAATCATTACCTAACCCGCGAGCAACGTCGACTGTTACCAGATAATTATGCTCTTCCTTCGGATGTTCATAAACATCAAGACCTGCATTTCTTTTTATTGGATCTTCATATACCAGATTTCTCAATTTTGATGCATTAATAAGAGTATTGACAGATCCAAGAAATTCGCATTCAAATTCTACTTTGAATTGTTGTTCATTGGTGTTGGCAATCGTCTGAGCCTTCCACTCCTCATCTCTACCAGGCACTTCTGACCAGTGGACATCTGTAGGCACATATTCGTTTTTACCACGCTCAGAATCGTGCCACATTCGGTAGAAGTGGTTCATACCCCTTGGGGTAGAAACAATAATTACCTTTGTGCTTTGACCTGATGAAATCGTTGGATATACCGAAGCAAAAAAGTCATCGGCAATATGATTTGGGATGAATGCAAATTCGTCCAAGAATATAATGTTATAAGATCCACCACGAACTGCTGATGCTGATGTTGATGCTGCAATAATCTTAGAACCATTCTCTAATTCTAATGAACCTTTATTCCAAGATAGAATTCCTTGTTGCATCCATCTGGGTAAATTCTCATATGCTAGTTGTAATCTTTGTAGTAAATCTCTTGCGGTTGATGCCTTGTTAGCAAGAATTGCTATATTTACATTATCATTGAATACTGCATAATGTAAAAGATATGATACACAGGTAGTTGATTTACCTGTTTGACGCGGCATTTTACAGATATTAAATCTATAGTCGTGGAAATTTTTAATCAACTTCTCTTGAAACGGATACATCCTAAATGGTTGCAATCCGTGATCAAGAGTAACAATCTTTATATAATTTCTGGCAAAGTAGACTGGATCATCCTTACATTTAAGAAACTCAAGAATTTGATCTTCAGTAAATTGGATTGGTGTATTTGCCTTTTTTAAATTGGGATTACCAAGATATATGCTATCAGACATAAAAATTACCTACTAATTTCTTCCCAGTCCATAGAAGCAACTGCGGTATTGCCATTATTATTTGTGGCAACAACAAGAGTGAGTTCAAAGGGTGTTAATGTTAGTCCATTTCTTTCCAACTGAAACTTAAAGAGTGCTTCTTTGAGAATATCAATTTGAGTTGTTCCTTGATTTGAAGCACTAAAAAATCCACTTCCAAGTATTCTTCCACCAGCATAAGAAGTTCCAGTAATGTTATACTCCACAGCACTATCATCACCAGCACTTACCCAAGTTCCTCCAGTAGTAGTTCCAGATGCTCTAATCTGCCAATTATAAGCACCTGTAGCAATTGGCATTACTGAAAGTGCCGTGAGAATTACAATTGCATCCAAATAATTTGGCGATGCCTTAAGACGCAAACTAATGATAGGATAAAAAGTTCCTGCAGTTGTTAAAGTTCTTGGTGTGGTGATTGGTATTCCTGTTGCCTGCTGTATTCCGCGAAGTTCATAACCACCTTCAGAAACTACAGAAGAACAAACTTGTTTCATTGTGCTTGAACTTGTAGTAATTCCAGTATTAGTAATCTCATATCTTACTGGAAGTGATGCTGTCGTAATATAAGTCGATTCAATTATATTTGCGTGATGAAATGAATGACAATGAATAAACTTTCCATCAATTACAAAACCCATTCTTAC